ACTTACTTAAACTATTGATAAAACTATTCAAATCAGCAGAAGACTGTTTTAACCTCTGGGATGACTCCATCAACTTTTGTGCGTATTCCTGTAAACTTTGTGTATTTATGTTGGGGGTCTTTGCAATTTCTGGAGTAGTAGTAGTAGGAGCTGGCGGTGTAGTTGGTTTAGTTGCTTTAGTTGGCGGTTGTAGCTTACCTGCCTCTGGCTTCACTCCAGTAGGTGCTTTTGGTGCTTTAACTCCCTCTTGACCCTTAGTAGCAGCTTCTCCTGCTGCTTTTTGCCCTGCCGTTACTTTGTAAAGCTCTCCAAGAATTCCTTTAATCCTTCCCAGCAAGTCAATCACCGACAATGCAAATTTTGAGACCATAGCATAATAGTTCAACTGAATCTGAAGTCTTGCCTCTAGTAGAGCTTTTTGCTTCTCCCGCAGTTGAATGATAGCTTTAGTAATCTCCTCCGCCCTTGTAAAAGATTCTTTTCCTACACGTTGATAGGCGTTAGCTTTTGCAAACTCTATCAAGCTATTTCTAAATTCAGTTAATGCAGAGACAACAGTATCTATGGAAGGGTTATTTTGTAGAACTTCCTGAACATACTTTCCTTGATTTATTAAATTCTCTTGTTGTGCCTTAAATTCATATTCAGGTCCTTTATACTTAACTTTAAATTCTTCTAAGGTCTTTAGCCAATCAAATTTTATCTTTGCTATTTCAACATTAAGATTTTTGATTTCATTTGTAATGTTCTTTATTTCAGTAGCACTACTTCTCAAACTATCCACAAGACCATCCAACCTTTGTGAGGCAGTTCGTCCCAGCTTAGCGAATGCCTGTTGCGCAATCATAGAATTCTCTGCATTCTTCCCTAAAAGCGCTGATAAGTCACCAAACTTACTATGAAGCGCATCAAACTCAATTATTACATCAGTTACATTCCCCTTTAGTTTTTCCAGCGACTTGATAGTATCAGAAACACCTAGTAAATCGTCCAAAGAGGCCGTCCCTGTAAATGCCTCCCGTATGGAAGAAGAAATCGACATAGCATAGTTAGCGCTCTGGAAGATAGAAGTGGAGGCTTGAGTTATAGTTTGTAAGAACTGAACTTGCTTATTTAAGAGATTATCCAAGAGATTAACAACTTGTTTCACATCCTTGGCATCAAAAGCCTTCCGATGCTTTTGAATATACTCAAGGGCCTTACCCACTTCATTAATCTTAAATTCCAAATTACTGAAAGTATCTAGGAGACCTGCATTTACCTCATTCTCAAGAGCCTGCACTGCCTCTCTTCCTACTCCCAGAACACGCATTAAACCTTCTAAGCTAAATTGACGTAAGGATGTGCTGCTTCTTAATCTTTCGGCTGCTTTAGTTATTTCATCAAAGGTAACCACCCCATCTTTTGCAGTCCTCTTCAAATCCGTAGAAATGGCCGTCCATATCTGTTCAAGGGATTGTACTAGCTCTTTTGCTTGTGAAGAGGATAAAGAAAATACTCCACGAGATAGATGTGTGATAGAAGCTAATATTGTTTGAGTCTTCTCGTAAACATCAGAGAGGTCCTTTTTCAAGTTGGCAATATTCCCTTTCTGGGGAGAAAGAAGAGTAAGTTTAACGCCGACAGTAACTTTTGAGGTTAGACTTTTTAGGTCTTTAAGTAGTTTATCAACCTCCTTTAAAATAGCCATGTCTGCTTGTTGAATACTTTCCTTAGTCTTTTGTGTAACCTTACTCGATATATCAGTTATAGTCTCATCTACAGTTTTTTGTATAGTAGCCTTTGTTACATTAATCTTATTTTCAAATTCATCTATTGCGTTTGTCATCTCTTTTAACTTAGCCACTTCGTCTTTAGAAAAGATAGCATTCTCGCCCTTTAAACTAGTAACTTCTGAAATTATAATTTTTAACCTTTCTAATTGTCCCTGCAGTATCTCTAGTTGTGGAATCCCCTCTTTAGTTTTTGGAATTGCAGAGAAAGATGCTTGGATGATAGCAAAAGTCTTTTTAAGATTTTCAAGATATTGCTTCCTACTCTCAGTAAAAGCCTTTGTAACCGTATCTATTGTTTGAGGGCTAGCTTCCCAATCCAAAGATTCAAGGTCAGCTTTCTTTTCTTTCAAAACTTTAAACGAATCAATTAACTGGTGCATTGTATCATCTAACTTTTCAAGAACTGTAGTCCCTTTTTCTAACGCTGAAGTCCACTTACCTTTCAAAATATCGGCGTTTTTCAGGAAGGCACCATTTAACTTTGTCAGTGTCGTATAAAATTGTTCAACAGTTCTTGCCACTTCTTCTGGTCCAGCTTCCATTGTAAATATCTGGTCACGAAGGCGCTTACCTATCTCCTGTATATCTTTATCAGGATAGTTCATGAGTGCAGAAGTTACAGACTCCATAAAAGCTCTAACTACTACTTTTACATCTCCACGGGAAAACATCTTTTGAATTAACTTCTGGTTCCCTGAAGATGCAACTTTATAAAACTCCTGCAGTTTATCCCGAAACACATTTCCCAAATTCGCTATCTCTATTCCACGTTCTAGCTTCACCCTTATATTTATACCCTCTTTAGCTATACTCTGGAGCTCTTTTAAAGAATCACGTAAGTCTGAGAGTTTTCCTGTCACCTCATCAATATCAGAGATAGAGGCTCGGGCCAATGCCAAGAAACTCCCAAAGGCCGTTGTAAGAGCAACAAAAACCCAGGGATTAAGAGCACCTGCGAAAAGTTCAAAAAGGCCGATAAGTTTGGGCATTATTTTACTTAGGAGTCCCATAGCACTAACTAAGGCAAGCATAACAGTGGTTATTTCAGAAAATTTAACTGCCGTCTGTTTCCCTGTATAGCCAAGATTATCCATCCATCCAATAAATAACTCTACAAGGCGTAAGACGCCCGTTATCATATCCTCAGCTCCAGCCAGTACACCTTCTATAACAGGACTCAACGAATCCATATTCTTTGCAAACTCAGTAACCAGACTATTTACCATAAGTGTTAAATGCGCTTTTAAGGAATCAGCACTCTCGCCAAATGCATCTAACAATACCTGCTGGGACTCCAACGTATTTGTAAATTCCTCTAAAATATCAGTATTTCTAATCAATACAGAGAACGCCGATGCTGCTCTCACATTCATACTATCAAAAGCATCCGCTACATTAAAACCAGCATCGTGCATCCGTTGCAAGACCTTAATTATTCCTCCTGACTTTATGTCAACATCAGACAAAGATAATCCGACTTTATGTAGAGAATCTATGAGTTTGGCTGACGGGTTTAAAAGTGCATTAATAAACTGTCTAGTGTATGTACCTGCTTTAGACGCTTGTAATCCAGCGTTTGTAAGAATACCTAACATAGCAGATATTTCAGAAAAAGTAACATTTGCCTGCGGAGCAATACCTGCAACATATCCAATAGCCGTCTTTAACCCATCGAGAGAGGCTTTAGAATTAACAATTGTATTAAAAAGAATGTTGGAAACCTCTTCTGCCCTACCTGCATCCATACTCCATGCACGTAATACAGTAGTAATAACGTTTGCTGAATCTTCTATAGATGCACCCGTTGTGTACGCTAGCTTAGACCCTGTTTCTAAAATCTTAATTGTATCCTGGATAGAATAACCAGCCTTAGCTATCTCTGTTCCAGCTTTTGCCAACTCAGACATAGAATAGGCAACAGTCTTTCCTAGCTCATCAAAAGCATTAGTTAAGGTTTCGATATCTTGAGAGGAGGCTTGAGTAATTGCGCCTAAAAGTTTCATGTTATGTAGGAATTCTATAGCTTCCTCATTTAATCTTCCGAGGAACAAGTATGCCTGCCAGAATAAACGTAGCTGGATAAACCAATTAAGTCTAAATATATCCAAGATAGATGCACCAGCTTCCCGTCTGACTTGCTTTTCTTTTAATGTTTCTAAAGTCTTTAACTTTGTATTAACCTCATCTGCTTCTCTAGCAGCCTTATCAAAGGCACTAGCGTAAGCCCCAAAAATTTCCTGAAGTTCCTTAGATTTTGGGATAGTGTCAGAAATCTGCTTCAATAACTTTGCGTACTCATCGTTCGCCTTCAGAATGTCAAGGTAGAGCTTAGGTGTGCTTTTAGTAGCTTCGTTTAGCTTCAACAAACCCTCTGGAGTCTTCATCTCCTCCAGAGAAACGCCTGTCTTGACTGAATATGATTGGAGACGAGCGTTAAGCTCTTGTGCCCTCTGGAGAAGACGAACCATGTTGTTTAGCTCTTGAACATCCTTCCGTTTGATATTGTAAGTCTCTTCATCAACATTTTTAATAAAGTTAGCATCTTTCAAAATCTGGTCATTTAAATCCCTCCACTTCTTTATCTCTTTAACGGTAGCATCTACAAAGCCACCTACAGCTTCATAGTCGCTCTTGATTTTTCTAGTAGGACCAATAAATGCCTCTCCCATTTCACTAATAACACGCCTAACCTCTTCTAACTGATTCATTGCCTTTGTAATATTCTCAAACTCTCCAACACCAACCTGTTTATTTAAAGAAGTCAGGGACTTAGTGAATTCCGAGTATCCTTCAAAATTTCCTACTCCAGAATATTGCTCTAAGATTTTCTTAGCCTCGTTTGCTTGAGTGGCTAAGGTTTGTTGTATGTTTTTTGGAAGCTTATCTATATTTGCAGTCGCATAATTAACTAATTGCTGAGCATACTCATAAATTTTTCTGTAAATAGTTTCTTCTTTAAACAAGACAGATAGCATTTCATCGTTTATAGACACGCCTTCTTTAAGAGCAGTATTTACAGATTCTATCAGCCTCCGCCATTTTTCAATAACATTTCCACCTTGCTGCAGGTCTGCTATTCTCTCTTTAATCTGGGCAGTAAGGGTAGCTTCACGCTCCTTAAGAATATCAGCAAAGCTAACTTCCTTCAGCCCTGCCATTACTTCACGCACCCCTTTTATTCTATCCTCTAAAACCTTTGCAGAGTCAGCTAGGGCCTTAAAAGGATTAGTTGTGGGGGTGACTGTAAATACTTTCTGCAAAACAACGCCAACGTCAGTAAGACGCCTCTGCAAAGTATTCAATTCAGTCGTAGTAAGTCTTTGTAAGACTGTTTCTGGAGAAGAAAAGAACTGCTCTAGGGTTGTACTCTTAGATGCAAGATAGTCGCTTAAAGACTTCAACCTACGCTCAAATTCAGTAGTTATGTTTAACTCTTGTTCTACAGAAGTGAGTGTTTTAAGTGTGGATATCCTCTGCTCATCCGTTGCTGCCTTATTCCTAAGTTGTTCTGTGTATAGAGAACGGAGTGCAGAAGCGTAACTGCGCAAGGAAGTTTTTACCTGTTCGGTTGAATCAATAGTTTTAATGAAATCCGAAGTGTCAATAGAAATTTTAAATTCTGTGGCTTCCAGGTTCCTTTTAATTACCTTTACCTTTTCTTCCAGAGCAACCAACTTACTTGTGTCAATAGCAAACATAGATTCTTTTGTAGGAATTGTAAGCCTCTGAATAGTTTCTACAACAGACTGGTATGCCTTTTTGATAGCTTCCACATTTTCAAAACCGCCTACAGGAAATTCAAACTTACCTGTCCCAACCAGGTCTAACATTCCCTTCAACAGATTCTTTTGTTGCTCCAGAATACGTATGTGCTCAATAGAGCCTGCCTCATACTTCTGGGAAAGAGAAACTAGGGTTTGATATTCTTTGGCTATAGAGGACACTACATTTTTCTTTACTTCGCTTAAGCTGAGGTCTTCTTCAACTCCTATCACCCCTTTCTGAATAGCTAGTATAACCTTATCTACGACTGACAAATACTCTCTATACTGGTTGGTAGCCTCCGAGATTAGTTTAGTCCCTTCAGCTAGAGATTGTCTTACTTCGGCTTCAAGCCTACTTCTACGCCGTATCAGCTCTATGGCCTTAGACTCAAATTCTTCCGATACTTTTATCTGCTCAACCTCTTTTGTTCTCTCGGCAATTAAGCTCATAAGTTCAGTTTTATAGGTCTTGATAGATTCCGTATCCACTCCAAGTTTTAGACGCTCTTCCTCGGACAACTTCTTTGACAACCCAACAATTAATTCCAGAGTTTTCTTTGCAGATTCCAACTGAGCTAGTTGTTGCTTAGGCATCAAGTTCACATCTTTACCTAATTCTACAAACCTCCTGTAAACTTCCACTAAGTTATTCGTAACAGCATATCTATTCTCAACGGCCTTCAGGAGAAAATTTTCTATATCTACACCATCTCTCTTAGCTCTAATATACTGGCGTTCCATCTCCTCTAAGTTCTTAACCACATCAACTCCAGCCACTTGTAAAGCAAGAACCTTTTCCAGATTACGAGCAATATCCTTCTGGGCAGATAACTGGAAGGAAAGAGATTCCAGTTTTATTTGTTCACTTCCAAAGGCCTTTCTTATCTCTTTTGCAGTAGATTCACTAACAACTCCTAATTGAGTAATTATATCAAGAGAGTCCACAATCTGTTTTTTAAAGTTTAGTACAGTCTCAGTCGGGAGTTTCAAATTGTCCAATTTCTTATAATTTGTAACAAGTTGGTTGATTAGCGTAGTGATAGCAGAAAGTGTAGTTTCAGATTCAGCAGCAGACTTCCCTGTAGCCAAGCTATATTCGTTTACGGCCTTGATTAAACGTTTTGTAGCAGCTAAAGGAGAAGAAGATATAGTCGTCCCGATGGAAGCTAAGTCATTTTTAAATTTCTCAAGAGCAGTTGTTTCGGCTAGCTTTTCCTGAGTCTGCACTAACTGGTCAAATATATTTGCAGCATTCGTCCCCTCAGTTAAAACAAACATTGACTTCAATACCCTTAGCTGCTCTTCAAGAAACACCTTCCGCCCTCTCACACCAACCAATGAACTTCCTAGAGCCTCTGAGTATTCTCTTTCATATCTAACTAAGTTACTGAGGTATTGTTCTGCTTGCTCTAAAAATTTCGACTCTTTAACTAAGTCAGCAACCTTCTTAGCTTCCACTTCCTGACCACTTCTGGCCAGAGATAATAGGGCGCTATAGAAACTATCCTGCACCTTTAAAATATTGTATCCTTCTTTCAAATATTCGGTTAGGGTAAGTATTTGGCTCTTGTACTTAGCAGCCATGTCAACAATAGATGAGATTACATTTAAACTCTTTCTCCAACCTTCTTCCCCAGTTTTTAGCTGCAGGTTACTTTCTAATTGCTGGGAAACAAAAGCTTTATATTCCTCACTTACACGAAGTAATTGGGAGCGAATTTCCTTGAACTTCTTTAAATACGGGGAAATATCAATTTCTTTCTTTGCTCCTTCCTCTCCTCCTTCCCCTTTTACTTTTTGTATAGTATCAATAAGGAAAGACATTTCTCCTTGTAACCTACTAACTTCAGCCCGCATTGCAGAAATACCACTATAGTCAAACCCTTGCAGTAACTCCCCAACCTGCTTTTCGTCCATCGTAACGCTCATCAAAACCCGTTTAAATTTTTCAGCCTCTGCAATCAGCTCCTTAAAATATCCACCCCTATGTATTCCCTCCCCAGTCAAGAACGTTGGTATGACTAAGCTTCCACTAATAGTATTTATTTCATTTGCAAAAGCCGTTGCTTGTTTCAATAAGGAGTCAAATGATTTGGAAAAACGTTCCTCTATCCGTTTTGTAACTTCTGCGGAAATTTTGGATAGCTGACTATACTGCCCAGCTATCTCCGTTATCAATTGTTTATTTCCTGCAGATGCAGCAGAAGCCAACCTTACAGATAAATGCTGGAGATGAGCATACACGTTTTCAATGGCAGTCTTCATCATATTTAACTGCCTAACACCTTCTTGGAAAAGTGCCTCAAACTCTTTCTGCTGGGAAGGAGAAGTGAGCTTAAGTTTAGAAATAGCTTTGGTTGTATTTACAAGTTGCTCGAACCTTTTTGTGTAGGAGTCAACTAAAGATGTAAGAGATTCCTTGACAGCTTCAACGTCAACTTTTACCGTCTTTTTTACTAATTCTAAGGCCTTTGTATTTGCATAAACAGGAATGTCAATTTTAAATCTTGAAACGTCTAGCTTTACTTTATTTAGGTCCTTTATGAACCTAGCCGTATCTATACCTAAGTCTGCATCAATTTTGATATTAACATTATTCTGTAACTGCCTTAACTGTCCCAGCAGTTCGTTAATTACTTTGTCAATACTTCCCGCTGCATCTACAATCAATTTAAACGGAACAGTAAAACCTTCCATGTTAGGCATTTATCTCACCCTCTTCTTAGTTATTTTTAATGGCGTTTGAACCTGTGCTCCAATAGACCCAACAAAAGTTTTTACAATATCATCATCCTCAGACATTACAGCTTCATTCACGTTTTTAGCCTCTACTTTTTTCTTAGGTCTTTTCCTATCTGTTTTTATTTCTCTAATTATATTACTTGGTTTAAGAGTATCCGTCAATTTTGTCCATAACTTATTTATCTCTACATTACCCTCTTTAGTCAAGTCTTTAGCAGTATAAGCAGCAACACGCAAAAGATTAGCTAAGACTAACCAATCACGTTTCTCTTCATTATAGGTATGGTTGTAGAATTGATAAACCAATTGAATGGGATAGACCCAGTAAAGGTCGTTATATGAATGGCCTTTGGAGATGAGGTACGAAAATATCTGAGTTATTGTTACTTCTTCTGGAAGAGGAGAACTTAACTGTTCGTCTCCCCGAATCCTATTGAAAAAAAATTTATAAGAACCTCTTTATTTAAACGCCATACTGCAGCAGCAATCTTAACAGCTACATCGGCACGCAAGTTCTCAATTTCCTTTGTAGGCACGTCCAGCACCTTAGCGAGTATAGGAGTTATATCTGGGAGAATGAAGAAAGCGATTTTAATTATGTCTCTAAGAGTCAAAGATGGACTCATTGTAAGCTGAGGGAAAGCGTCTGCTATTTTGTCAACTAAAGGAATTAAGTCTTGAGATATTAGAGTAAGCTTTCCAAAACTCAATGGCGTTATCTTATAACCTTCTATCTCTTCAATCTGAAATAAAGTATCATCACTATGCTGATTAGTTGTCGGCATAACCAAAACCCCCCAAATCTATCTGAATGTTATCTTTTACTCTGAAGGCCCCTGAAATGTCAGGGGCCAACTCCCTATAGCTTTAGCCACTAAAAGGCATAAGCTCAAAAGTCTGTAGGTATCCAAATGGTATTGAAACAACAGGCTTTCTGTCAAGTAGTTTTGCAGAAACATCCCTCTGACAGAATAACCTAAAGCCACCAGTAATCCAGTTTTCCATATCAAAAGTGAAGTTACCATCTGGAACAAGAGAACAACGAGGAATTACATGAATCATAGATGTTCCGATTTCAGTGGCCATAGTCATTACAGCGCAACCGAACACTCTCTTGAACGCCCTTCTAGTTCCAGTCACTGCAAAACCGTAAAAACCCTCGTCTGCAAGTACCCACTCAAAACCGTTCCAAGAGAGAATAGTATCTGCACGCCATAAGTCAGAACAGTCATCAACACAAGGACGACTATCCACAATAGATAGAACAGCATCGTTGACACTAAAGAGAGGGTCACTACCATAAGAGTCATTGGCTGCAGTTCCTTTAGGCCTGATATATGTCCATGTTCCAATTGTTTCAGTAGCAAAGTCAAGATTTGCATAAGCCAACCACTGCCTCTTTCTTTCCCAGTCTCCTACCAAAGGAGCTTCATAGTTTCCACCAATTATAAAACCATAAACACCATTTGGTGGTTCCCCTGTCTTTCCAGCATTCAACCATACAGACCTTACTGCGTCAAGAGCTTCTGCAGGGTCGCCGATGCTCTTGTTTATTACAGTTATAGTTGAATTGTAAGAACCTTGGAAAGTATAGCTTGGGTCTTCCATAAGGTGTAAAGTAACACCTAAATCCGTTGGCTGGGAGACAAAGAACTTACCCAAGTTTTCAATCTCAGGCTCTTCAAAGCTGAAACTATATTCAATCGGCCTTTGTAAAACAATAACTCTGTCAGTCTCCTCATAGCCTAAGTTAGATATTGTATGCTCCAAAGTCTGTAGGTCTCCTCCCAGACTTGGATTGCTTATAGACCCAAGGTAATACTTCTTCCTAATGTCGTCTGGAGTTCCAACAGCATTACCGTGATAATTAATAACCT